TGATGAACCTGCAGTATGGACAACAGAGTTATCTTCTACAGATATTGCAACAATATACAACAATGGTGTGCCTAATAATCTCAATGACCTATCTACACCACCAACAACGTGGTCAAGAATGGGAGACAATGCAACGTGGAATGGTGCAACTTGGACTATGACAGATGTCAACGGAGGTTATACCAATAGGTCAATCAATATGGTCGAAGCCAATAGAACAACAGACGTACCAACTGCATCAAGTTTTACCAATACAAAGTCTATACTATTAGATGGTGTTGATGACTATGTTACTTTTGGTAATATGTCAAGTTTTAGTGGTGCTACACAATTTACTTTTAGCGGTTGGTATAAATTTAATTCAGTACCGGCAAGAGAAAGTATTTTTAGTATTCTTGTAGATAATAATAACTTTTTTGATGTTTTAATGTATGATTCATTAACATATATACAATTAAAAGTTGGTGGAACATCACAGAGTATTCAATTTAATAGTAGTTTTTTTACGTCAAATCAATGGGCGCACCTTGTAGTTGCTTACGACAATACACAAAGCACAAATAGAGAAAAACTTAAAGTATATATTAATAATGTAGACATTTATTACAACATATCTACCGCTATTACATCCGCATTACCTACGGGTACAAATACAGTAACAATAGGAGAAACAAGTCGTTTAAGTGGTGTTTTTCTTAGTGGAAATGCTGATGAATGTGCAGTATTTAATACGCAACTTTCCGCAAGTGACGTTACAACTATTTGGAATAACGGTGTTCCTTCAGACATATCAAGCATAAACGGATTAACAAATTGGTGGCGTTGTGGAGACGGTGATACTGCACCGACACTTACAGATAATATTGGAAGTAACAACGGAACAATGACAAACTTTACAACTTTTAGCACAGATGTGCCAACATAAAAACGAATAAAAAACAAAACTATGTCACACTTACCGGATGTATACGCAATAATAAACATTGCAGATTTAGGAAACATCGATTTCTCGCAGATTGGAGAAACGGATGAGAACACAATAAGGAAGTCATTGGATGACACTTTGTTCGTCATCAAATGGTCTAACGAACACGAACCATCATTCATTGCGGATGGTACGGTTGTGCCGGTGCAAACATTAACACATTCCGAAGCACTTGTCTTGATGGCAAGTCCTGAATGGTCGGAAGAAATACCGGTTGAATAAATTTACATTATGAAACATAATCTTTACAATTCGAAAAGCGGTTTTGAGGTCAAAGATATTGACACGGAATCAAGAAAAGTTGCGGTCTATTTATCAAAGTTTGATGCTTTAGATTCCGACAACGATGTAATCCGCAAGGGTGCATTCAAAAAATCTATTCAGGAACGTGGTATGAATTCAACGTCAAATCGAAAGATTGCCTTTTTACGCCATCACGATTGGGAAAAGCAAATTGGTAAATTTCTTGAATTGACTGAAGATAACTATGGTCTTTATGCGGTTGGTCAACTTGGTCGTTCAACGGATGGTGAAGATGCCTTTAGAGATTATGAGGATGGTATCATCAAAGAACATTCAATCGGCTTTCAATACATTGCCGATAAAATGAATTATGTGGAAGATGACACATATGGTTCGAAGGGTTACAATGAGATTAAAGAATTAATCTTGTGGGAAGGTAGTGCGGTAACATTTGGTTCGAATGAACACACTTACGTTGTGGGAATGAAAGGTCAAGAAAAAACTGACCACATTACAAAAATAAAGAATGAATTGAATCTTTGCATTCGTGCCTTAGCAAATGGAAAAGGCACAGATGAAAGATTGTATGAAATTGAAATGAAAGTCAAATACTTGAATAGTCAATTAATTTTACTTGCATCGAATGAACCGGTCACCGACCATTCACAAGAAACCAAGTCAAAAGAGATTGTTCAACCATATGATTGGAATTTCGTGGTGAAGTCACTTGAAACAAAACAGACTTTTGCCGATTATCCTGAACAAGCAAAGAAAAATGCAAAGCGTGGGATTGAATTAAACGAGGCGGTCAACAATCGTTGTGCGACAAGCGTAGGAAAGCAAAGAGGTCAAGACATATCACAAGGTCGTGGGTTGTCATTAGATACCTTAAAACGCACTTATTCCTATTTGAGTCGTGCAAAAACTTATTACAATCCGAGTGATTCAAAAGCGTGTGGAACAATTTCTTATTTGTTATGGGGTGGGAACGCAATGTTGTCCTATTGTGAAGGGAAACTTGCCGAATTAGATAAATAAATATTAACAATTTAAAACAAAGAAAACGTGGAAAACACTAATCTTACACCGGAAGAGGTTGTTGAAAAATTAAACAACACTTTCGCAGAAAAAATGTCCAACGTTCCGACAAATGAGGATGTTGATGCATTAAAAAGTGACCTTGAGTCATTGAAAAATCTTGAGGTTAAGTCTCAGGAATTAGAAAAGTCGATTGCAAAGTTCGAGGGGAAACTTGAGGCAATGTCTGAAAAAGCAATAGAGCCAAAAGTGGAAAAACTTTCAATGGCACAATCAATTGTAAAAGCGTACAAAGAAAATCTTGAAGGTATCAAAGATGCAATTGGTCGTGGTGGTAAAATGTCATTAAATGTAAAGACCACAACAATCACCGAAGATTATGAAGGTACATTTGCTTTAACTGACTTTGATAGTGAAGTTGATAGAACCGTTCGTAAAAGATACGGATTACTTGAAAACTTAAATCTTGGTCAAACGTCATCGAAGTTTGTGACATATGTACAACAAACTGCGGACGGTCGTGCAAGATTTGTTGGTGAAGGTGGTGCAAAAATTCAAGGTGAACCACAATGGACTGAGGTATCGGAAGAAGTCAAAAAAATTGCCGGATATGTTAAAGTTTCAAAAGAAATGCTTGATGATTTATCATTTGTTCGTGCCGAAATCAACAATGATTTGATGGAAAACGTCAAAAGCGGAATTGAAGAAGCATTACTCAGTGGTGATGGTGCCGGTGCAAATCTTAAAGGATTATTGAGTCCGGCAATGGCGTTGCCAACATACAATGGTAACTTTGATGATGAGATTCAAGATGCTAACATTACAGACTTGATGAGAGTGGCGAAGGCACAAATTGAAGCGTCTAACTTTACACCAACACACATCGTGTTGAATCCTGAAGATATCGCAAAACTACAATTGACGAAAGCGTCAGATGGAATGTATACATATCCAATGTTTTTACCAACACAAAGCGGTGATGGTGAAATGTCAATTGCCGGAATGAGAGTAATTTCTTCAACCTATATGACTGCGGACAAATATCTTGTCGGTGATTTCTCAAGGGTAAGTATAAAATTCCGTGACGATATGAATATCACGGTAGGTTTGGATACTGATGACTTTACAAAAAAGATGATTACAATCTTAGCGGAAGCAAGACTTGTTCAGTATGTGAAGAACAATCAAAAACCGGCATTTGTACACGGTACAATTTCAACAGACGTTGCACTATTACTTAAGCCATAATAACACAAAACTATGGAGGACAAGAAACCAATAAAAAACAAGAAACAACGTAAACCGAGAACCAAAAAACCGGTTGACTTTAGTATTGACACAAAGAATGTTGATATTGATTTCAAACGTGATGAGGAAGGTAACGTTGAATTAGATATCGACACAAAAAAGTTCGATGCCAAATTCACTAAAGTTGATGGAAAAGTCAGTTTAGGTGTTGACATTGATGATGATGGTATCTATGATTTTGTTGCTAATGGTGAAGCCGATTTTATGAAAAGGAATCAAGTTTGGTCGGTGACCGGCAAGGTTCTGAAACAATGGTTGAAGTCTAAATTTGGAAAACTCAAAAAGTAATGCCTTTAATAACAACACAAGATTTCATTAATAAGTGGGAATTAAGTACCGGAATGTATTCAACGGCAAAATTGTCGGAGTATATAAACCGGTACGAACCACAATATCTTCGCCAATTGTTTGGTGTGGATTTATACAATGCTTTCATTAGCGATTTAGAAAACAATGTACCAAGGTCACCCAATTTTAAATTGGTTTTTGACCCATTGTATGTTGACGAAAATCTTTATTATATGATTGAAAGTCGTGGTATCTTGGATATGTTAAAAGGGTTCATTTATTTTGAGTATGCGAAAGACTTACTAAATCAAATGACACCATACGGAAACGTGCAACAAACTGCGGAAAATTCAGTTGTTGTCAACACATTGCAAACGATGATGTACGCAAGATATAATGAATCAATTACGTCTTATCAAAACATAAGGAATTACATTCTTTTGAAGAAACCTTTGATTGGTCAAGTCGTAACGATTACATTGTCAAATGCCGGAACAAATTATTCGGATGCTTTAGATGTTGCAACAACCGGTGGAAGCGGTTCAGGATGCACGGTTGACATCGTTCAAACCGGTGGTGTAATTGATGCGGTAACAATCAACAAGGTCGGAAGCGGTTACAAGGTTGGTGATATCTTGTCCATCGTTGGAGGTGATAGCAATGCAACAATCACATTGTCGTATGTCGGCATTGGTGAGTATGCGGATTATAATGGTATAAACAAAGGAACGGCATATTGGATATGAGTAAAGAAATCACACAAATTGTTGATGGTTTGGTGTCGGAAATTGACAATACAATTCTTGGTGAATGGGATGCGGTTAATCAAAGGACAAATGTCTGTGAAACAAAATGGGCGAGAGTCGGTAAAGTTGTCGCAGATTCTGAAGGTTACGAATACACCATCACCGAGATTGATGTTGATGAATGGATTAAGGCGGTAGCCGTTGATTCAACAAACACAAATCCATTGAACGGTGTGATATATTTATCCGTTCCTTTTTACTTATCAGGAACAAAAGTTGCAACCAACAACGAGTGGACAAAGAGTTCAAACAACTTAACAACCAAAACACCTTTGGCGTGGTTGCTTGAAGTGTTACGAATCCAACAATTTGGTCGTGGTGATACAAGGGATTTTGCTTGTGATGTGCGAATGTTTTTTCTTGATGAAACAGATATTCGAAACTATTACACAAAAGACCATCGTGAAAATGTCGTTTATCCGATGCAAAACTTAGCGATGGAATTCATTGATATCATACAAAAAGACCGACAATTCCAAACACTTGATGAATGGGAATTAATTACATTCTCAAGGTTCGGTGTTGAAAGGGACAACGGAATGTTTCAAAATGTCCTTGATGCCAATTTAAGCGGTGTCGAGTTGCGTGTTACGTTAACAAAATACAAAGTGAATTGCAAGTGTTAATTCACAAAAGGGTGGTCACCTGAGAACCAAAAATTAAATACTTAATACTCAAAAAAAATAGAAAATATGAGTTTAGGATGTAATTGCGAAATGGGATTGTCGAACACCGGCAGACCATCGTGCGTACCGATTTTTTCGGTAACAAGTTCGTTGATTATGGTACCGTTGAAAGATAGTCTTGGAGTCGCTAATGCGATTGACTTGACTGCATCGGTTCCGGTATGGTCAACATTAATAAATGAAGCGGATTCATCAAAGAGATGGTTTCCATTACCACAATTTGAAAACGTTGAATTGCCAAAGGCGGATTCACTTTTTGAAGAGGCGAATTCCGGAAAGATGGCTTTCCTGAGACAAGGTAAAAGAAGTTTTTCCGGTGAGTTATGGAGTGAAGATTCAACTCCAACATTACTTGGAAAACTACAATTGAACAGATGTGTTGACTTTGGAATTTTCATCGTTGATGTAAATGGTAACTTAATCGGTTCAAAAGTTGGTGATAAATTACTACCAATTCCGGTTGACAATCCATCATTTGACCCAAAGTTTGCGTTTGCAACTGATTCAACGGTTCAAAAGTTAATGCTTGGATTTGACTTTGACAGATTGTTTGATGAGTCTACAATGTATATGATTACGCCAACGGAAGCCGGTATCAATTTCAATGACCTTGAAGGTTTGGTTGATGTTGTGCTTACACAATCGGCATTGACAAATGCGTTGTTGACTGCAACCGCAGTTTTCCAATATGGAACGGCATACAATCCTTTAAAGTACAAAGGAGCGAATACGGTTTCAGATTGGGCAATTTATGATTCTGCAAATGCCGTTGTTGTCGGTGGTGTTTCTGCCGTAACTGAGTCACCTGATGGAACATATGCGATTGGATTATCAGGTTTAACAACCGGTGATGTGTATGAATTAAGAACCGCTAAAGATGGTTTTGAAGGGAAACTTTCATTTACTGCGGTAGCGTAATTTTTGGTTAAATAATACAATTAAGGGGTGGGGTATCCCATCCCTTTTTTTTGATATGACATCACTTAAAGAAACAAAACTTGGTTCACTACTCAACGTCACAAAAATTGCGTTGAAAATGGATTTGATTTGGTTGCGTGTTTTTAGTCAACCAACATTCAAAAGATGGATTTTGGATTTGGTCAGGCAAGACCAATTGTTCAATGAGGGTATTGATGAAGATGGTGATATTATTGGAACATATTCCGAAGCAACCGAAATGATGAATCCAAGTAAAGTTGCCGGAACACCTTACACACTTTTTGACACCGGTGAATTTTATAATTCGTTCGTGATTAACGTTGGAAAACGTATCTTTGAGATTGATGCAGACACCACAAAAATGGATGGTGAAAGTTGGTGGATACAAAACAACATCACAAAGGAGGCAATTTTAGGATTAACGGATGAAAATAAAATCAAACTTTCTGTCGAAGTTAAAAGGCGTTTTCTTATCGAAACGAGAAAATTATTATTACAAAACTATTGATGACTTACCATTATACAATTGGATTGAATGTCAAAAAGGCAAGGTTGAATTTGTCCGAAAAGGTGACAAAGGAACGACAGAACAAGACGAAATTTTTTGGATGGAAATATACGACCAATACATCAAAGAATTCGGTCTTGGTAAATTACACATAAAGATGTTGGAAGCAATGAAGAAAAAAGCATTGTTACAACTTGAATATGTGTCAACACGAAATGCGTTTCAACTCACAAAGATTGAAATGCAAATAACAAAATTGGATGGAATGTTGGCGAACAAAGGTTCAGGAATATCCATCGAACAAACACTTGTTCACTTGTCCAAATGGATTGGGCAATGGTTGAACACAAAGAAACTAACAACAAGGGAATATTTTAATTTGGTTCGAGAGTTCGAACGATATAACAAACAAAGCAATGGCGAAGCAAATAAGAGCAAATGAGTTATTTGAAAAGGAAGATATCTTTGAAGGAATTCGAAGGAGTGCCGAAAAGACAATGGTCACCTTGGAAAAAGTTGACAAAGAGTTCAAAGACCTTGGTGAAACTCTTAAAAAGAGTTTAGGTAAAGCATCTTTTGGTGGTTCTAAAGAGTTAAAAGAATTTCTTGCAATGGTTGAAAAGGCGAACAACCTACAAACTCAAGCGGTAAAAATCGAAAAGGAAAAAGCCATTGCCGAACAACAAGCGGAACGATTAAAGCGTGAAAAGTTAAAAACTCAAACCGCAGAAAATAGAGAACAAGAACGTCAGAACAAACAAAAACAACGTGCGTTAAAACTTGCCAAAGACGAACAAAACGCATACAAGAAACTTGTCAAGTCAACAAGGGATTTAAAAAACGAATCGAAAAGATTAGGTGCGGAATTGATTGCATTGGAACAATCAGGAAAAAAGAACACCGCACAATATAGAAAACTTGAATCACAATACAAGCGTGTCACAAAGTCGGCACAAGCCGGTGATGTGCAACTTAAAAAACTTGATAAAACCGTTGGTGATAACTTCAGAAATGTTGGTAATTATACCGGTGCATTAAACACCTTAAAGAACGGATTGATGCAATTGGGGGTTGCCTTTGGTACGGCACAAATCGTTCGAAATGTTGCCGGTATCATTGTTGACTTTGACCAAGCACAAGCGGATTTAAGTGCCATTTCAGGAAAGACAACGGAAGAGTTAGCCGGTTTAACACAACAAGCAAAAGACCTTGGTGCAACAACACAATTTAGTGCGACACAAATCACCGAGATGCAAATTGAGTTGGCGAAATTAGGTTTCACAACTGAAGAAATTACCGCATCAACGGAAGCCGTTTCAAACTTTGCATCCGCTACCGGTTCAGATATGGCAAGTGCCTCAAAAGTAGCCGGTTCGGCTCTCAGGGCGTTCAATTTAGATGCCTCAGAAATGGAAAGAGTGGTTTCCGTTCTTGGTGTCGCAACAACAAAAAGTGCATTGTCTTTCCAAAGTTTTGAAACCGGTCTTTCAACCGTTGCACCGGTCGCCTCCAAATTTGGTTTTAGTATTGAGGACACAACCGCATTACTTGGTCAATTAGCGAATGCCGGTTTTGATGCATCATCAAGTGCAACCGCAACAAGAAAAATACTTTTGAATCTTGCCGATGCAAATGGTGATTTGGCTCAGGAGTTAGGTCGACCAATTAAAAGTGCCGATGACCTTGCCGGTGCTTTAAAAGAATTAAAGGACAGAGGTATTGACCTTGGTGAAGCATTAGAATTGACAGATGTGAAATCAGTTTCCGCATTTGCTACGTTTATTGAAGGTTCAGATACTTTGTCAGAGTTCAAAGATTCAATCACGGATGTCAATGATGAATTGTCAGCGATGGCGGAAAAACGTCTTGATTCGGTTAAAGGACAATTGACACTTTTATCAAGTGCGTGGGAAGGTTTCATTCTTGGTGTTGGTGATGCGACAAATTCCGCAAATACTTTCAAAGACATTATTGGTTTTGTTGCAAGAAACCTAAATGAAATAATGAGTGTCATCGGAAAAGTAATCCGAGGTTTTATTTTATACAAAGCAACGTTGGTTGGTTTAAAGGGTATTCAATTTCTTGTTAATGGTGGATTCAAAGATTTAGGTTCAATGCTAATGAAACAAATACCACTAACTAAGGCATATACAAAAGAACAACAAAGACTTGCGTTGGCAACAAAGGAATCCGGTGTTGCCGTTAAAGGTTTTGGAAGTGCGTTCGCAAGTATCGGTATTTTCCTAATTATCACCGCAGTTACTGAATTAGCGTTGGCTTGGTATGATGTGGCATCCGGTACAAAAAAGGCACGTGAAGAGGAAAAGAAACTCGCGGAACAAAAAGAAAGAATTGAAAAAGGTAAACAAAAAGAACAAGAAAATATTTCTAAAAGAGATAAGGAAATAAGAGATAAACAAGAAAAAGATTTTGAAGAAATTGAAAAGCAATTAAGAATTGACAACCTTGCATCAAAGTCAAGACAACAAGAACAAAAAAACGAAAATGAAGCATTGGAAGAAAAACGTGCAGTTGTTCAAAAAATAATTGACACCGAAAAAGGTTATCTTCCGGAATACACCGAAAAAGTCAGACTTGCAAAAGAAGAGGTTGCACTTGCAAAAAGAAGAGGTGATTCGGCAACGAAAGAAATTATTCGATTAGACCAAGTTCAACAAATTGAAGAAAGTTTAAAAAATAATATTGCGGAATATCAAGCAATTTACGATGAATTAAGTTTGACACAAAAAGAACAAAACAAAGAACAAAACAAATCAGGTAAAAAAACAATAAATAAACAAAAAGACTTTAACACCCAATTAAAGCAAACAAATGAATACTTGTCAAGGCAAAAAGAGTTGTTGCAACAACTTACCGAAATAGAACAAAATAGAGCATTGGCACGAAAGACAAAGGGCATTGATTCGGAGTTTGAAAGACAAATGAAATCGTTGCAAGAAACCGGTTCATTCGATGCATCACAATTGAACCAATTGATTCAGGAACGTGCGGATATGGAAAACGAATTTATTGACCAAAGAACGATTTATGAATTGGATGCTTTAGAAGAAAAATATCGTTTGATAAAGGAAAAGGAATTGCAACAATTAGAAGATGACCGTACAAAGAAACTTGCACAAAAAGACATCACGGAAGAAGCAATTGCTAAGATTGAAGCGGATTATAAAATCAAGAAAAAAGAATTGGAAGCCAATGAAGAAGCACGACAAAAAGACCGTGCAACTGAAGAGGTGATAATTGTTGAACGTGGCGAAAATGAAAAGTTGGAAGTGTATAAAAGCACCAATGAACAAATATTGGATTTGGAAACACAACTAAGTGAAAAACTAAAAGAATTAGGAAATCAACGACAACAAGAAACAAGGGAATTTGTCAAAGCAACTGCGGATTATTTTATCAAAAAGTCAAACGAAAAGATTGCACAAATTGAAAAGGAAATACAAGCATCACAAAAGCAATATGATACCTTAAAAAAGTTAGCGGAAGAAGGTAACATTGATGCAAAAGAATCACTTGCGGAACAACAAAGAATTATTGCCGAAGCAAACAGAAAAAAGGAACAAGAACAAAAACGTCAACAACGAATTAAACTTGCCGAAAGTGTATATTCGACATACTCACAAAAGGTTGAATCCGGCTCAAAGAATCCATTAGCGGAAACGATTCGTGACACGACACTATTGAATCAATTTATTTCATCATTACCAACGTTTGAAGATGGTACAGATGACACCGGAAAGAATGGTCGTGGGATTGATGGAAAAGGCGGTTTCTTGTCCGTACTGCATCCAAACGAACGTGTTGTGCCTAAATCATTGAATGCACAAATTGGAGGGCTTACAAACGAGGAATTGAGTCGAATCGCAAACGAATACAATAACGGCAAAATCGTGCGGTCAGATTCACAACTTGGTTCGGCATTGGAATTGTCACTTTTGGTTGGTAAATTAGACAACCTAACAAAAGTTATTCAGGACAAACCGGAAACAAATATTGAATTGGGTGAAATCACACAAGGTGCAATGGAAATTGTAAAGTCAACCAAGGAAGGGAACACCTATACATATAACAGATACAAAGTAAAATGAGGCATTTTCTAAACGGTATTGAAGTCGCACCAAGAAACATTGATGACATTGGTGTTGTTTCGGATTTTTCAGGCAATCCGGATATTTTATCATTGAACACCGAATCGGTAATTTTACCAAGGGAAGCAAATGATTTGATTCGTGAGCATATTAACAACGTGGGATTGTTTGAAGGTATACCATATTCGGTTGTGACAAGCGGTCAAACGTTGGAATACTTTGTCGATTTGACAGATGGTTTGAAGGTTCGTGAACACGAAGTCGAAGTGAATTTGAAAAAGCGTGGTGGTCTTGACATATTTCGTGAACGTGCAAACGGCACATCGTTTGATTTAATGTTGAAAAATGGTGTAATATTCGAAACGAAAAACGCTCCTTATTTCGTTATAAAGGAAAATCAAGGTGAATTGATTTTGAATCTTGCAATCACCACATACATAATGACCAAAGAAATCATTCAAGCCGGTTATGATTTGCAAGAAGCCGGTCAAAACTTAATTAGTGCATCTTCACCAATTCCCGGATTGGGTGTTGGCGTTCCTCCGGTTGTTGTCACATCTTTTGATGTCGGTGCAATAATTAGTGCATCAATTATTTTTATTTTTAAACTTGCATATTATGTTCTTTTAACACTTGCATTGATAAAATTGGCAACCGAATTGTTCAATGTTTTGTTTCCGGCAAAGAAATATTTGAAAGCAACTTATTTTGTTGAGATTATGAGAAAAGGTTGTGCCTATTTTGGTTATGACTTTCAATCAACATTACTTAATGAATCACCTTACTTTGCTTTGTTGCCGGTTCCGTTGACACCTGAACGTGAATCAATATTCGACACGCAAATATTTAGCACATTGACAACTTTGAATTTTAGTACCGGATTGCCAAGTTCATCGGACACCGTTGCAACCTTTGGTCAGTTTATTGATAGTTTGGAAACAATGTTTAATGCACGATTAATTGTTCGTGATGGTGTGGTTCGTATTGAAAGGCGTGATTGGTTAGAAAATCAAGCAATAAATATGATTGAACCGGCTTTGAATTTGCAGTCTGACCGTGATAGTGAATTCCAATACAACTCACTTGATATTTGGAAAAGATACTACATTCATTATGCACTTGATTATTCCGACATTCACACATTGGATAATGTCACATATGACAAACACGATGCGGAGTTTTCAACCGAACCGGATTTTCCGGTTGTCAATGAAGATTTGGTGACCATAAAAGGTTTAAATGATGTTTCAATCCCTTATTCATTAGGTGCAAGAAAAAACGGTTTGAATTTTATTGAACAATATGCGAAAGGAGTGTTCACAATAATTGACACGGTTGCAAATGTATTTGGTGGCAATTCAAATTTTGCATCACAAATTGATTCACGAAAAAATGCGTTGAAAATTAGTCAACTATACTTTTCGACAACAAAAGTTCTTTATGGACAAACCGGTGAAGTTATCGCAAACGAGTTAATTCAGGAAGAAGATTATTTCGACAATATAAGTGCAAAGGCGTTGTGGGATAAGTACCATTATATTAATGAAATCCAAGAAAATGATTGGAAAATTTACGAAAATAGTAGAATTCGCTTATCTCACGAACAATTCGTAACTTTGTTAGGCAATAATTTTGCAGAAATCAACGGAATTATGAGTGAAATCTTGAGAATTGAGTGGATTGATGAAAAAAGTTTCGCACAAATCACATACAGAACACGGAATGATTGGGCAAACAACAAGGTGATTACACAAACAATTGATGAATAATGAATGAATTTGTTAAAATAAGCCAAGATTTAAAGAAAAACTTGAAGAGTTTGCAAGATATGAACAATCAAATGTTGAAAACTATTCAAGAACAAGAACCGGAAAAGGTGAACGAATTGCTAAATGACAATAACGCATTAATCAAAGCATTGAACAACCAAGATGTCAATGCGGTGATGAATATACACAAGAAATATGCCGATAAGAATAACAAATAAATCGTTCAGGGATGTCTTTAACAATTCTTTGACTTATCTCAAAGGAAATGTTGGTGACTCTATACAATCATCATTTACGATTGAAGAAAGTATTGCGGTAAATTCGGAAGATAATAACACCTTGCAAAATAGTGTATTACAAAACATTATCACGTGGGTGGGTGGTAACTTTGAGGATGAGGGTTTTCGTGCCGGTCAGACAATTACAATAACGACATACACAATATCAACCGGTGTATATTTAGCACAAACGACAACAACAATTGATTGGGTGATTGACAACCAAATGAAAGTTGCATCAACATTATCAAGTTGGTACACTTTTCCTGATGAAGCCGTTTCAATATTTACATCATCGGCAAGGGAAGGTTTAAAACTTGATGTGAACAATGTCGCAAATGGCACACAAGGTTCACAATATAGTTTGATTGATGGCGAAGCATCAACATTCACATTTGATTTGACCGGTACATTTCCGGTGCAAGGCGTTGCGGTTGGAAATCAATCCGGTATGTTTAGCGTATCAACATCAATTGATTTGGCATCATCTTCCGGTGGTGTTCGCACCTATACATTATCAACGAGTTGGATTCAAAGCGGTTTATATAATTCGGCAAATTATGACTTTGATAATTGCCTTAAATTATATTTAAGAATGTCGTGGGAAACCGTTATTGGTGAACCATATGACAATCGAATTGAAATATTTAACGATGATGCAAACACCGGATGGTTTAATCAAGGTCATAATGTTGACCCTATTGATGCAACCATCGTTCAGGGTATTAGTGACATTTCTTATTGTGATGAAACTATTGCAACATTTGTGATTGATTCAAGTGCAACCGATTTTGCATTTGGTGGTTCATATGTTTCAGGTCTTGACAACTATTATAAGAACAAACCGGCATCCGCATCAAAATATGCGATGACATTGGGTTCGGTTCGAATGAATGTCGGTCAAAGTTATGTCTCACAAGCAAATGATGATGGTGCGAAATGGTTCTTTGAAACCTTGTCAGTAATCACAAACGGAACACAACACACTTTCAATGTAAAAATTACACCGAATCCGGCATTTGAAACATTTATTGGTGGTCGTTCTGAAGGTGACCGCACATTTTATTTGTGGTGTAAGGTTGGCAATGTAAACTTATTAGTTTTCAACGGACAGATGTCGTGTCCTCCGGTGGGAATTTTACCGCTTACAATGGTAAAATCGGAATACTTTGACCATAGTCAACAATTAACCGATACAACGGAATTAAAAACCGGCAACACCGGAAACGTGGAAGATGATTTTGCATTCTGCGGAAAGTTTAGATTACCGGCAAAGTTTGTGAACGATTATGTGAATGCAAGAATCGAAGCATATAACTTGACAACACAAGAAAAATTTACGTTGCAACAAACGAATTTTAATTTGTCAGGAATTCCGCTTGTAAACTTTCAACAAGTGATTGACCTTGAATCACCGGTTTTTCCATCGTTACCAACCACATCGGTCAAACGCAATGCAAGACTTGTGAATGATTCATCGGCATCATTAGGTATAAACTACGGTGTTCGGATATATTTTCCTTTCATTTACAGATGGGAATATTGGATTGCTCAATTGAATGCAAATGCGGATTTTTATCCAAACAATCAAACAAGGGATTGGGTTGATTATGGCACAACGGGAGATTGGCGTTTGAGAATGGTTCTTGAAGTTGCAAGGGCAAATAATTTATATCAATACACCGATTTTGTAAATATTCTTGACTACAATTCGGATGCAAATATTCAACAACAAATTGAATTGTATATTGATTCAAGTTCAACCAATGTTCAGGTTGTGACCGAAGGTCAATTGATGCGAGTAGTGGCAACACACACACTTGTTGATGGTTCGGCTTGGACACAAGATTCGGTTTGGGGAATGATAACCGTTGAACCAAAAGAATCAAGCCCAAGATGGATATCGTCAACGGCAATTGATTACGATGGTAATACATCGAATCCATTGACACCTTTAAGTGGTTTAAGATGTGATTTAACATTTCCAACAACGGATGTTGCGAGGTTGGAATGTTTTTTCGACCCGGACAAAATAAATCTTTCAAATGGTGTAAAATTTACATCCAAAATAAAAGGTTGCACCGATGGTGAAATTGTAAAAATGACAACATCAGGAATGCAAAAATTGACAACAAGTAATGACCAAAAAATAAAAAGTTAAACGATGGGACAACAACAAATCAACCAATACGCAATTGAACGAACAACGTTCGGTGATGATGATTATTATGACATTGATTATTGGAACGGTTCAGTATATCAAACCGCAAAGATAAAAGGTTCGGTATTAAAAGCCGGTACAAGTGGCATTGGATTATTTTCACAAACCGCAGATGGCACACTAATACAAAACACGACAACCGAAACAACTTTGCTTGGAAGCGGTCAAGGTTCTTTGCAAGTTACTGCAAACACTTTTGCGGTAGGTAGTTCATACATTTTAAAAATGTGCGGAAATATTAGTTGTTTAAACAACTCCGATATTGTATTAAATGTGAAAAGCGGTTCGGTTGTTTTAGGCACAACCGGAACGATACAATTGCCACAGATAAACGCACAAACGTTTGAATTAGAATTAAATTTCACGGTTCGACAAATTGGTGTTTCAGGTGTTGCCGATATTGTTATGAACGGTGAATTTGCATACATACAACATTCGTCAACTGATTTGCAAGGTCACACATTTATCAGTCAGAATAACACAACATTTGACACAACGGTCAACAACACACTTGATGTAACGTGGGCGTGGGCAAGTGCAGATGCATCAAACCGAATCAATTCGGTAGTTACTAACTTAAGAAGAACGTACTAATGTGCCAATGTTTACAACTTACAATTGATGCCGATACAACCGGAGTACAAACAACAATCGCAAGTGCCGGTGGTACATATAACGGTTCAAATTATTGGACATTTACATATGATACATATACAATTGTAATTTGGTCAACCGGTTCTTTTTGGGTTGCATCACCGGTTCTTGGAGATGCATCCGGAACACAAACAAGATACGCACCAAGTCCGCTTGGTGATTGTCCTGAAACATCACTTGGTTCACCGGTCAACAATTTTTGGATTGATGCCGGAGTAATTACAAACCTAAAAACATTCACAACTTTAGGTGTTCCGTGTCCGGATGACACAAATTGTGAGAATCAAGACAGAACATTCCGTGAATACGGAAGCATAAAACTACCGGAAATCGTTCAGGAACAAGACAGAGGATTGAAAGAATGTTGTTGTGTTTATAAGGTTCTTGGTGACACCGCAAAAACAGATTGGAAAAACGACCTTTCAAGTGCTTGGATTAAACTTTCCGCAGTAAGTGACACCGCAACATTTAGATTGAAAAAGAATGGTGTGGTCGCAACATATACACCGACAAGTGTACCATTTCCAAATGAAGCAAATGCGTTTTATACAACCGTTGATTGGGGTGATGTAATAACATCGGATGGTGTTGGTTGTTACACGATTGAAATTGAGTATTCAATTAGTGGTATTACCGGCACAATAGTTTGGGGAACATATGACCTTGATGCTTATTCAATAAGCAATGCACTAAACACGGCAAGAATTCGTGCGATATTCAACGGATATCAAGAAATCGAACAAATTAATTTTAGCGGTGCGGATGTGCAAAGCACATTTAGATTCTTTGGTTACATTGGTAACAGACAACCGAACACGGAAATTGACAATATCATATATAACAATAGAGAAATGAAGCGTGTGATTCGTGAGAATCTGAACACATATCAATTAATTACTGACCCAAGTGACGATTGTATCATTCGACCATTAGTTGACCTTTATTTGTTAAGTGAAAACCAATTATTTATTTCAGATTATAACGCACATAATCCATCGTATTTCATTCAAGATTTGCCGGTGATAGTCGAAGAAAGTCCGGAATTAGAATATTATGACTTTAGTCGAAAAGTAAAATTGAGTTGCACGTTGTCCGATAAATTTAAAAACAAACGTACATATTATTAAAATGAAAGGGATGGAGAATTTTGGCGATTTGATTGCAATGGGGATTGGAATGTTTGGTGCGTTCCTGAAGGGTTTAAAAAAGAAACTAAAAACGCCAACAATCATTCTTGCAATGACAATTGCCGGTGTTCTCACATATTCGGTGACCGGTGTCATTGAATTGTTTTATCACGATGCTCCGCCTAAGATAGTCATCTTAATCTCATTCATTGTTGGATGGTTAGCAAACGAATTGACAACAACACTTGACCAAGCAATTGGTGATTTGTACGAAATATTTATAAATTGGCTAAAAGACAAAATGAACAAAGGAGGGAAAAAATGAAATACTTAATTATAGTTTTCTTGTGGATTTCGACAAGTGCGTTTGCATTTACTGACACAATCGTTGAACAATCTGAAGGTGTAAAAACCACAACCATAATATTTGAAAACGACACATTGGTTCACACCGATTCAACAGACCAAATCATTCATCAAGTTGTGATTGAAAAAATCATTGAAAAAACAAACGACATTGTTCAGGCGTACAAAAAAAAAGATTATGGGAAAGTTGTTTCGCATTTGCTTATAATCGCATTCGTTTGTTATTCAATTTATCTAAGACGTAAACAAAAAAAATGCAAAGACAAGAATTAGACCTTTCCAAGATTAATTTTGTGGGAATGGATGACAATGAATTCGTTCATCAGGAAACACAAAAGACACAAATATATTTGCACCATACTGCCGGAAATTCATCCGGTGTAAATTGCATTAGATATTGGAACAATGACAAACGTGGAAGAGTTGCAACTTGTGTTGTGATATCCGGCAAAGATGCAAGGTTGTCAAAAGATGGTCAAATCTGTCAAGCATTTTCATCAAAATATTGGGCGTATCATTTAGGCGTGAAAAAAGAAATCTTTAAGTCACAAGATGTGCCGTATCAATTACTTGACAAGTATAGCATCGGAATTGAAATTTGCAATTGGGGATATTTAAAAGAACGTGATGGAAGGTTTTATAATTACGTCAACGGTGTTGTTCCTGAAGAGGATGTTTGTGTCTTAGATAAGCCATTTAAAGGTCACCGGTATTGGCACAAATACACCGATGCACAAATTGAATCGGTTCGTCAATTGCTTGTGTTTTGGAATGAACGTTATAATATAGATATTACATATAATGAATGTGATATGTGGTCATTATCGAAACGTGCTTTGCGTGGCGTTGATGGTCTTTATACGCACAACTCGGTGCGACCTGATAAATCGGACATTTATCCGTGTCCAAGAATGATTGAAATGCTAAAAAGTTTATGAAAGTAATACAACACCAAAAGAATGTTCACGAATTAATATTAAAAGGGAATCTTTCCAAAATTGCAATTTTATCCGATATACATTGGGACAATCCAAAATGTGATTGGGATTTGCTCAAAACAGATTTGGAATATTGCAAAAAAGAATCAATCCCAATTTTCATAAATGGTGATTTTTATTGCTGTATGGCGGGGAAATATGACCGCAGAGCATCGAAGTCGGGAATAAGACCGGAACATCAAAACGACAACTATCTTGATTCTTTGGTGACAACTGCGGTTGAATGGTGGCAACCTTATGCACATTTAATTTTTCTTTTGGGATATGGCAATCACGAAACCGCAATGATAAAAATGCACGAAACGGATTTGTTGCAAAGGTTTGCCGATTTAATGAATCTTAAAGAACACACAAACATTCAAGTCGGAGGATATTCCGGTTGGATTGTATTCACACAAACGAATTCGACAGTACAAACATCTTATAAATTACACTATCATCACGGTCTTTCAAAAGGTGCGTCAGTAGTCACCAAGGGTGCTATTGATTTAAGCCGTGCAATGGGTATATATGAAGGTATGGATATCTTTACACAAGGACACATTCATCAGTCAATGAGTCGTGAAGATGTTCGTGATACATTAGAACACACAAAGAACGGATACCGGATTAAAAAACAACAAGTGCATCATATGATAACCGGAACATATAAAGAAGAGTATTTCGGCACTAATGGTATGGGGTGGCACGTTGAACGAGGTGCGGAAGCACGAAATCTTGGTGGTCGCATCCTGACCTTAGAGTCAAAACGCATCGCAAAGAATGGTGTGCGTACAATGAAAAAATACGTTGATTCACATCGTTTTCCGCTATAATCTAAAAAAAGTTTAAATTTTTTTTCATTCCTGAATCGTAACAACGACAAGGGTTTCAGTCAATTCGTATAATTTATTTTACTTTTTAACAAAAAAAAAGTTTTGTGAATTCAAATATTGTTGTATCTTTGACTTGTCAAACAATTAATAACAATAAAAAAAACACAAAATGAAAACGCCAATCGAATTATTACAGTACGGACAACTAATCACATTTAAAGGAATCACTTACCAAGTAGCAACTTCAAAACCACTACACACATCTTTTGAAACAAAGTTATTTGTAAAGAGAATGACCGATAACGGTATAAAACACGAAATGATTACATTTCCATTAAATACAAAAATTTACGCAGTTTAAAAACAAAACCAATGAGGGCGAAAGCCCTCTTTAAAACACACAAAATGAAAAACTTAGAAAACTTAACAATAAAAGAATTGATAACATCAATTAAAACTGTTCAAAAAATGAAAGACTTACCTATCAGCACTAACTTAGAAACATTAAATTTTAATAAATTAGTAGCAAAGTTATACTGCTTACTTTAAAAAACAAATAAAAACAATACAATGAATCACGAAAGCATTAACGACATTTTACACACATTAGAACAAATGCACTTTAATATTCAGTTACACGAAAAAAGCATTGAATACAACAAAAATACGATTAAAGGTTGTGGCGGTTTTCTTCCTGAACAAAAAGCAAGATGCGAACACCGGATTGCAATTCAAAAGATGTGCATCCAACGTTGGAAACTGAGAATTGAAAAATATGCCTTTCGTTTAATATTCACCATAAACAAAACAAAATGACCAAAGAAGAAAAAACAGAAAAAATGACACAACTAATTGACCAAGCAATTGAATATGTTGATGAATGTTTGTCAGTCGTAATACTTGCAAAATCGGTTGCGATAATCCTGAAAGAAAATTATGGTGTCCTTAACTTTGACACCTTTACAGATACTTTAAATCAAGAATTAAATAAAGAGATATGAACAAGAATGAATTAAAAGATACGATACTTGGATTCTTAGCGGTTTTATCAATGTTTTGGATGTACTACATATGTCTGTGGGTTTTTGTCGCTTAGAACGTCTTAAAATCCTTTTGTGCGATTTGTGTTTTGCACGATTGTTTGACCAAAAAAAAGTTTAAATTTTTTTTTACTCCGGAATCCTAATAAACACAAGGGTTTCGGAATTTTTTTATAAAATAAATAGAAATTAACAGAAAAAAAGTATTGTTGAAACAAATAAGTTTTGTAGTTTAGCAAAGTCAAACAATTAAAAACAAATAAAAACACACACAATGAGCAGAAAACAACAATACCAAATCAGACAAAATCAAATCATTAGTGATTATCAAATGGGTTTTATTTCTTATGATGATTATTGTAGATTGATTAAAACAAATACTGACATTTTAGTGCAAGGTAAAGAAATCATTAAATAACAAATAAAAAAACAAAACAAAATGATTAGTTCAAAAGATTTAGAGAAACAGATATTGAAACAAACAATTTTGGTTAACAAATTAGTTTTTTTAGCAAAAGAAAGTTACAAAAATCGACAAGATGATATGTTGGAGAGACAACAAGAAAGGCATCAAGCGGAAGCAATTTTGGAGGCATTAGAGAATGTTTTAGGCAAGGTTAAAGAAATAGAAAATCTACACAATTAATAACAACGAAAAACAACACAATGGAAAATTTAAAACACGAACTTTGGAATGAAAGAGGATATGACTTCGATTTTTTAGATTCACTAACTGAAAAAGCGCTTATAAGCCTACACGATACAGAATTCTTTTATGAGGATTAAAAATAAAATAAACAAATAAAAATGGAAAATCAAAACAATTACGAGGTGCAAATTACTAAGGGTTTTACCGGTGAGTTTATCGTGCCTTTTGAAAATGACTATATTGAAATACAATATGGTTTTAACGTCAACAACAAACCTGAAGGTTATGAAATAGACGTAAACATTCACGAATCTTTTTTTATGGATTCATCCGGTTCAAAACATTTCCTTTCACAAGAATCAATTCAAAAGTATATTGAACCGATTCAGGAATTGACCTTGGAACAAATTACAATTGAACAACATATTTACGAACACCTAATTGATTAGAAATGAAAGATATCTTAAAACTACAAGAACAAGCCAAGATTACTCTGTTTGATGCTAACGTGCAATACAACAAGCACAAAATGATGCTTGGTCATAATATGCCGGAAAACGAAATTCAAGCCGTTAGAACGAAATATTTTCAATTGATGCATTCGTATATGGTCATAATCAAAACAATTCAAAAACTTACATATGAAAAATATTTATAGTATTCAACAAATAATTGACTATTGGTCAAAAAATGGAAACTTTAACATAGATTTGTATCTCAAATTTTTAAAAGCAATAAAAGAATGAATGAATTAATTGACAAGGTGGTTTATAAAATCCGCAAAGATAAGTTGAAACACAAAAGTCGTAAACGTGAGTTTATCAACAAAAGAATGTATTTGTATTATCTGTTAAAAGAACACGATTATTCTTATACTGACATAGGCAAGTTGTTTAATAAGAATCACGCAACCATTATACACGGATGCCGACAATATCGAGATTTGAAAAAGTCAAAAGATGTTGGGTTGATGAATGACTTGGTTGAATACTATTCTTTTTTTGAACCATATGAATTAAAAAATATTGAATTTAGAATTGCCGATGATGTTGGAAGTGCAAATTCATTGCGAGAATTACAACGAATTAAAAAGAGATTGGAAAGGGAATTATATGTTGACATAAAAAAATAAAAATGGCAAAAGACAAAAAATCATTTATTCTGTATTGCGACATAATTCACACGGTTGAACAACTGAACGATGTCGATGCCGGTAAACTATTTAAGCACGTTTTAAGATATGTTAACGACCTTAATCCTGAAGCGGATGACATAATCACTAAGATTGCATTTGAACCGATTAAACAACAATTAAAACGTGACTTGCAAAAATACGAAAGATTATGTGTTCGAAATGCGGAAAATGGAAAAAGCGGTGGCAGACCAAGAAAACCCAAAAAACCCAATGGGTTAATTGGGAATTTAGAAAAACCCAAAAAAGCCGATAATGATAATGATACTGATACAGATAATGATATAAATAAAAGAAAACTTTTATTTAAAGAAAAGTTAAAACAATATCTTCCGGAATATGGTAAAGAGTTGTTAAATGATTTCTTTTTATATTGGTCGGAACATAACGAAAACGGCAAAAGAATGAGATATGAAAAAGAACGTACATTTGGAATGAAGGCAAGATTGAACACTTGGCAAAAAAGAACACCGGACAGATACAAAAAAGATGATGGTAAATTCAAAGCACCGTGGTCGTGAAGGGTTTCGAAATTACACAAGCCGGTGATGTCATAGATAAGTTGTTTACATATCGTGACAAATATCACGAAAAAGGAAAGTACCTTGGATTTAGAGCATTGCACGAACACTATTCAATGTCATTAGGAAATTGCACGGATTGGTCAGGTTTTCCAATGTCCGGAAAAACACAATTCTTGATGGAATGTTTGGTCAACACATCTTTGATGTATGGATGGAAACATTTGGTTTACTTTCCTGACGTTGGTAGCAATGTCGAAATCATTGCCGATTTGATTCATAAAGTCACCGGTAAAACTTTTGACCCTGAAAAGAAAAACGCAATTACAGACCAAGAAATCACACGGTCAATTGATTGGATTACGCAACACTTTAAAGTGCTTACAAAACGAGATGTAAAAGCCAAGATGACACCATTTGAATTTTGGGATTATGCCGTTCATATGAAACGAACGGAAGGTCTTGAAACCGCATCAATTGATTCTTGGAAAGATATGCATCACGATTATTCAAAGTATGGTCAGTATGCACAATATCTTGAAATCGTTTTGCCTTATCGAAATATGATTGCGGAAAATAATGACTTGCATTTGCACACGATTATTCATCCAAAGTTGACAGAAAAAGAAAACGGTGTTCG